TAATGCCAATAAAACTACGTTACGGAGGAAGATCATACTTACCAAATCAACACTTCTATAAAACTTGCGAAAATGAACCGACTAATTGCTTATGTGGAATACACCGAATCAACCTTGAAGAGCTTAGAGAAGATAAAGAAAGATGTAATGGGACTATTAACAAAAGATCAGTTAAAAGAAGAGAGTTACTTAGAGAAGAAAAAGAAGGTACAAAAGGAAATCATTGGTGGGAAATCAAGTCTAGAGTTACTGGTGAAACCGGGAAACGTTTTTCCATTGCTAAAAGATGTAGACAGTGAACCGTTGTCTGTGTTAAATGACTTTAAGTTCATATTTGCGAATCAAGAAATAGACAGTGAGATAGTAGAGTCAACAATGATGGAAGGAATTATGTTCGATGACAGATTGGACGCGTTATTGGAAATTATAATTTTAGGTGAGAAAAAGAAAGAGATTATTGGATGCATTCATGAAATACTAATAGGCGGTGAGAATGTGGTAGTAATATTTGAGGGACAAAATAGAGCGATTAAGATAAGAGGAAATGTAGGAAATGAATTTGTGGTGTTATATTTCGACGGAACGACAATATTTGAGATAGATGCGAGGAAGGAATTGACGGAAGCATTATTCGTGGGTGAATGTGTGAATGGTAGAAGAATCAAAAAAGTGGCATCAGATGTCGTATATAATAAAGGGATGATTAGCATACATGCATATGATTATGTGACTGAAAAGGTAAGACAATGGTTGATAACGTCAGATGAGAGAAGCCAGTCTATTAAGATTTGCAATGATATATTAAATGAAGAGGAAGCTGAGGAGGATAAAGAAAAGAGAATTAATCTAAGTGCAAGGAAAGTATTTCCAGACGAGAGAAACGTGACACATGGAATTATGAAAGTTTATAAAGACGGAAGTTTTGATAATACGAAGATAGAGAGAAATATGCCAGAATTTCTATCATTACCAGAGAGATATACTGGATATAATATTGTTGAATGTGGAATAGTAAGTGTCATCAACAAAGACGGCGAAGAAGAGAAAGAAAGTACGTATATAGGGATATACGGGTTAATACCCCATGGAACAATGATGGTAACTGAGGTAATATTAATACCAACGTATGAAGAGAGAGTAGATGAACAAGGATTAGTTAAACACGTTTATTATAATGAGGGCGATAAGCTAAGATGTGTTGAGAGAATTGGAATAGCAAATGTAGAAACGGATGTGATGGAGCTACTGAGACTATTAGACGAAGAGATAGATAGTAAAATATGGAGGTCTATTTCATCGTGTGTGCAAAAGATGGATGAAAAGGGGTGCATTATGAGGAATAAGAATGGTAAGTGGTTCCTATATAGAGCATATGAAATATTCAAGAATGAGAAGGGCGATGAGATTAAGATAATAGTTGATGTGAGAGATATAGATAGTGTGAATGTAATGAATATCATATGTGAGAAATTTAAAGTATATATGCCATTTATTGGAGATACGTATGATGATGGTGATGTAAAAGGAGTGTTAACAAATGCATTTAAGTTCGGAGTGAATGTAAATATTAGAAGGAGCTGTGTTCCTCGTAAAATAATGAGTAAAGAAGGATATAAGTATGTTTCAAACAGATCGCATTGTATGCCAATATTCAAGTGTGGCATGATATTGCAATATGAGGACATGATATTGTTACCATGCGGCAGAGTGACGACAGCAAGAAATAAACTATTACACATGCATGGATGCACAACCGTAAGAGTATTTGATAGACCGAGTATGGAAACGACAGTTTAAGAGGTTGAATAGTGTGGGATGATCTCAGGAAACTGGACGTAGGCGGAGACGAACATCCTCCTGATTGGAATAAGGGACGATGGCCGTGGCATTGGAGTT